TCTCTTGGATATCTAATGTATTGACACTCTACTCCACCTACTTCATTAATACTATTTGGAAATACCGTTAATAAAGATTCTTGTTGTGTATATGCCGGATATAAATTGTTGGGAGTAGTAAGTAAAGACCTGTTAAGTAAAGTGATTTTACTATGAGTAACTTTCTCTGCTTCGGCAATTACACTAGAATTATAAACTATATAAGACTCCCCAATATTTAAAAATATATCAGCAACAGTTCCGTCTGCGTTTATTAATTCTAACTCTTGTGAACTAAGTACCGCACCCACAAAAGCCACCTGTCCTGTTGTGGCATTAGCCACTATATCCCCTACTTTAACTCCGGCTGCAATAAAATCTGCAGAGGTTAAATCTTCTAACATACCTACTGCTACACCATCATTTACTCCTGTAGCTAATATAGTAGGATATACAAGAACTTTATTAAGCAAATAATAATCGCTATTAGTCGTAGCTAAACTTGGAGTAAAAAATCTATTGCTAGTTTGATGAGACAAAAAATCAGTTACCGAAAACAAATCTATAACTTCTTCATATCCCTTTTTAATGTCTGCATATCCTGTACCGGATTGCCTTGCATTTTCTTTGCTGACCTGATAGTTATACTGATAAAAATAATCCTCAAACAAATCTAGCTGTGCTTGCTTTGCATAAAGATTAAAATCTTGTGGAGATATGTATCCATAATTATTTTTATTAAGTATAGCTAATACCGTGTTTCGGACTGAGTTTATCATCTATAAATCTTTTTTACAAAGATAAACAAAAAAAAAAGAGGACTATTTTTTTAGCCCTCTCTTAATTTGTTTAACAAAACAATTGTTATGCAACTGTTGTTATTGCTTGACTTAAGGGTACATTAATGGTTGAGTCAGTATACGATTGTCCCCAAACAGTTACAAGTGCGTTTTCAACTGCAGTTTTATCTGCTGCTCCAAAACTTCCTGCTCCTGTAAGGTCAATTTGCTTGTCGTCATAATTTAGAGTTAAAGTTCCTCCACTTACGCCAACATATACCACGCTTCCTCCAAAAACATAATCTCCCATTTTTAAAAATTTATTCATAGTTTCTAGGTTTTAAAAGGTGAATGTTACTGCGTTTACATCTTCGCTTAATGCAGGTATTGTATACTTTACCTTGCTCCATTTTTGTTGTTGAGCACTTTTGATAACACCGAATACTTTATCTGCGTCTGCTTGTACTAACGCTGATGCTGATGCTATAGCAATTTTAGAACCATTATTATAATCAATGATTACATCATCTGCTGCGTCAATATAGCAAGATGCGACATTGGTTAATGAAATAAGTCCTGAACCACCTGTCGTGGTTATTTCTCCATACTTGTTCATAATAAAAAATTTATGAGGTTAATAAAGTACAAAGATACAAAAATTAATCAAGCTGATTTTCCAAGTATTCTAGCTTCTCAACTCCTTCATCTGTTTTAAAATAAGATGATATTACATATAAAGGGTCTTCACCAAAAGGAATAGTTAAAAGTCTTTTTTTGTTGGATGGTAGATTAAAGTATACATCTTTGTTTTTATTTCTGTATGCCAATAGTCTTTCATCAAAAAACCTTTGAACAGTAGAGTGTAACTTTAACGAAGGGTCATTAAGAGCTTGTAAAAATTCTGCAGGATAGTTTCTAGCATACACTAGCATATCTCTTTTTAATTCTGCAGTAGACATTTTAGTTACATCGCCTTGAAGCAATACTCTACCTACACCTTCCATTTCTTCTACACCCATTTGTTTTGCTGCAATTAAAGCATCTACCTCTACATTCATTAATTCAACTTGTTCTGCTGCATCTTTGGCTGTATCTACTTCTTCAAATTTTTTACCATTTAAAGGGTGATAAGCTAAGAATCTCTGTAAGGCTTGGTTTTCTTTTCTAACCGTTAATAATCCTGATTCAAAAATAATAGGAGTAACGATAGCGTTACCATCTTGCTCATCTTTAAAAGGACTCATCTGATTAGTTGCGTATCTGATTTCTCTATTCTCTCCTGTTTCTGAATCAAAGTGAAGTAAAGGTCTACGCTTGGAACTTTTGGAAGGAAGCATAAAGCTCAATGGAGCCGCTCCTCTTTTGAGTCTATAGACTCTGTTTTTAATTTCTTTTTTTTCTTTCATTACAATAAAATTTAATTAGATTAATAAAAAAGATAGGGGTGCCCGAAGGCACCCTTATCAATATAAACAAGTATTATTCTTCAAATAATACAAAGTTGTTAGCACCCATAACACAAACACATCTTTCAGATAAGAAATTAACTCTCATCTCGTCAATGTCTGTAGTAGCTGCTCCACCTGCTGAACCTGTTATCCAAGTCTTGTATCGTCTGTCTTCAGTTTCTGAAGCTCTATAACGCACATGAAGGAAAGGTCTCTTAGCATTTTTACCAAGAACTTGGTCATAAACACTTGTAGAACCTGCCGGTACTAATAAACCTGTGATAGCACCTGAACCTGCAATTACCGGGTTGTTTGTTAAACCACCTCTCATAGTTGGGTCGTTAAGGTACTTCCAATCAGACTTGTAGAAGTCATAACCTCTACGGAATCCTGTGAATCCTAAGTTAAGAGCCATTTCCTCATCGTTGTCAAATAGTCCGTAAGATGTACCACCTGCACCATATGAGTTTTGAGCTGCTAACATATCATCAATATCAAATCCGTATTGTCTGTTTACGAAGATTACATTTTCTTCGATTGCTCCTTGCTTGTCTAATCTATCAATAACAGCATCAAAGTCTGCTAATGCGTCAGGGTTACCACCACTCCACAGATTTCCTCTAGTTCCTACAGCGTGGAATACACCTTCTGAACCAATGAATCCTGCGACTGTTGCACCTGAAGCTGCTTCAGCCGGTACTGCTTCAATCATAGAAGTCTCTAAATAGTCATCGAATCTTAATCTAGTTTCGTGTTCTGACTTTAGGTACCATAAGTATCCTGATGCACCATCTTCAGTAGTAATCTCTACCCATCCTATTTGAGCCATATCTGAGCCATTAACTAAGTATGTATCTTTTAAGATGATTGGATTATTTTCAAAGATGTAGTCATCAGATTCTAAAGAACCTGCCATTCCTGCTGTTCCTTTTTGGAACTCAGAACCATAGATGAATACTGTAACATCAGCATTACCAAGTCCTGTACCTGCAGTTACTAAACCACCTGCTTCGTAGAAAGCTACATCGAATTGAAGAATATTACCACCAACATTTATTGCTGTAATAATACCTTTGTTTTCACCTGAGCCGTCATTCTGACTTATCACAACTGTTTGACCTACTCTTAGAGCCGGAGACCCTTGAGCATCAAACGGATTGCTACCTGTTATAACTGTCCCTACCGGGTTTGAACCGATTGCCGGGTCGTTGATTTGAAAAGTTGCGTTGTTTGCAGCTCCTGCTGCTGCTGTTCCAACTTCTACATATTTAATATGTAGTCTGCCTTGCTCTGCCCATTTGATAAGGTCAGAGTTAGAAGGCATCTCAGCTCCCACCATTCTAAGGAATGAGCTAAGTGTACGATTACCATATCTTTCAAATTCTTTTTCATATGTATCCGGAAGATACTGATTTAAGAAGTCAAAGTTGGTAATGTAATTTGTCTCCAATGGAACTCTCTGTGCAGAAGGCTGCAAAGAAAAGTTTGGATTTGTTGCTAAATTACCTGCCATTTTTTCTAATTTTTAAATGATTATTATTTACTTTTTTTACTTTTAATTTTGAGTCCTCTTCCCTCACTAGGGTTAAGAGCTCTAATTGTCATACCATCCTTCTTCGTAACTTGAGGTGTATTCCTCGTAGACATATTGACATTTTTAATTTTTTTTGTCACATCTGTCGTTGCGTCAGCTATACCTTGTTCATAAAAGAACTTGGCAAACCTTTCAGGATTTTGAGCAACGGATGCCGCTCTATGGTAACCTACTGCGTCTTTAATTAAACCTGTCTCTGTATCAAGAAATCTTTTTGTAAGATTTGTTGAATCAGAATTTAAGGCTTTAATCTCTGACACATTCGTAGAAGGTAAAAAAGTAATTACTTTGTCTTCACCAACTTTGAAGTCAAAACCTTTGAACTCCGGGGAAAAAACAGAATCAGTTTCTTTTAAAAACCAATCTCGTTTCCTTTTTGCTTCCTCTTCATAGGTCTGAGCATCCTTTACATATTGATTATAAGCTTGAATTGTTTTTTGTTGTTCTTCAGAAACAGATGCCGAACTTGACTCAAGTGGCTCTTTATACATTTCTTTCTGAGCTTCGAAAAACTTTCTAGCTTTACCAATCTCTTTTTTAAAAGCTAACTTCTTTTTCTTTACTACATTCTCTTCATCAACATCTGCGTCAAACGCAAAGTCTTCAAGCATGTAGTTGATATCATCTCCATCTAATGAATCTTCAGTAGCGTGATAATATTCTCTAAGAAGCTGCTTTTCATCCATAGCTTTAAAGTCTCTATTCAACTTTGAATAGTCTTCAAAACTACGACCTGTCTTTTTTCTATACTCCATATATGCAGCAACATCTTCAGGGATTTCATTGTTTGCGTTTTTTTCTGCAAGCAAATCTGAAACTGATGCAACATCTTTGTCGTATCTATTCTTAATAAATGAAAGAACATCTTCCTCTTTTAACTCTGAGGATTGAGTAATTTCTTTAGGTGTTTCACCTTCCGGCTTTACACTTTCTTCAACTTGTGGTGTGGGCTCACTAGCTGTGCTTTCGTTTACCTCTTCCACTTTTGGTGCTACAGCTTCTGTAGTTGTAGCGGTATCAAGAACTTCTTGTTCTTTTTGAGCTACGGATTTTTCTTCCATAGACCCAAGGTCTTTTACTTTTATTTCCATTAGATTAAATTTTATACAAAGTTAATAAATATTTTTTGTTCAAATTATTTACTATCTAGGGTCGAATTCTGCTAAGTCAAATCCGTCTAGACTGTCTTCATTTGATTCAAAGTTTTGAGGAGGTAAGTTATTTGAACGC